CGCCTTTTCAAGCTGTTTCTGGGCTGTTGTTTCCGCCTCCTGCGCGCTGGCAAGTTGCGTTTTGTATCGCTCTAACTGTGCGCGGTTAAGCTCGAGCGACGTGTCCTCGATCTGCACCCGATACTCGTCAAGCCATTGATTGAGCGCCTGAAGCAGCCGGTCCTCGATTAGGTAGTAATAGGACGCTGACGTTTTGCAGCCGCGTGTAGCGCACATGATCATATCATCACGGCAGGTAGGACTTGCGGGCCGTCGGTACATAGATTTGCCGCATTCCGTGCAGTAGATTAGGCCGGCCAGGGGGTTTTTGATCCCGTGAAAGAAGGGCTTCCTATAGCTTTCCTTCCGTTTCTGTCCGGCCAAATCGAAAAGCTCCTGGTCAATTATCGGCGTGTGTAATCCGTTGTATATCTGGTATTCCTTACTGATTGGGCGGCTGGTTGTTATTTTTCCGTTCACGGTCCGCTTTTGTTGCGGACGGTATCCATGCTGCAATTTTCCGATGTACACCGGATTTTCCACAATTCTGCGCACGGTACAGGCGGGCCAATACGATCCATTCGGGGGCTTAACCCCCATATCGTCCAATATATGGCCGATGGTGGCGGTTCCAACAGGAATGTTACCACTCTCCGGTGTGCCATGCACATACATATTATAGATCAGTCTAACCACCGCGGCCTCCTCCGGTATGGCCTGGAGCGTGAATCCCTTATCATTCGGGATTTTCACGCGCTCATAGCCGTATGGGGACTTATTTCCGATCCACTTCCCCTCACTGATGGAGGACTTGCGGCCACGCTGAAGGCGCCGGTTGATCGTCTTGTATTCCCGGCGTGACATGAACAATCCAAATTCTGCATATTCCTCATCGAATTCGTCGTTGGGGTTATATATTTTCATAGGCGTTATGATCCGGGTCCCCGAATACTTGAACGTTTCCATGATCAATCCCTGATCCCGCGTGTCTCCACGGGCCAAGCGTTCCAATTCCACAACCAGGACCCCGTCCGGGCGCATGTCCTCTATGGCTTCCAGCATTTTCAGCATTTCCGGCCTGGCTGCGATTGTCTCGCCTGACACCACTTCCTTATACCATGTCGCTACGGTTATGCCATACCGCGAGGCCATGTCGCACAGTATTTTCCGGTGTCGTTCCAGCGTTTCACCCTCTCCATGCTGCTCCGCGTCCCGATCCTCTCGCGACTTGCGCAGGTAGGCAAAATATAATCCATCTTTTTTCAGCTCCATTATACACCCTCCTTGTAATATGTATTAAAAATGCGTACAAAAAATACACCCATTGACCGGGTGCACTGCGGGGTGATATAATACAGGTGTCATGCTGATATTATATCGTCCGTTCGTGCAACGGGCAATAGTATCACAAAAGCCGTTCCCGGTTCCTGCCGGGGGCGGTTTTTTGTTTTTGGGAAAAGATGGGGGTGAAAAAAATTATGGCCCCCAGTTGCAAAAAACAAACATATGTTCTATAATGAAAAAGAACAAATGTTCGAACATACTTCCATGTGAATTGCGAATACTACCGGCATGGAGGTATATCGATGGATGTTAGAGTCACCTATCGTGTGTATGAGATCCGAAGAATCAAGAATATGACCCTTCGGGATCTGTCGATCAAATCCGGCATAAGCCGGACGGAAATCAACAATATAGAAAATAACCTTAAAGATCCCACTATACGAACCATGTGTCTCCTTTCCCTGGCGCTGGACGTATCTCTGCAAGATTTGTTTTCTATAGAGGTAATTCCGTAATTTGTCCACTATAGTGGACAAATCTACATATCGCGGTGACTTCTACAATCCGAAGTCGTTACAATATATAGAAGGAACAGCAGTGACCAGGGGAAAGGATGGTACATATTTATATGAACATTGATGAAATTAAAAAGTATATCATTCAGCAGATTAACAACATGGACGAAAATGACATCCGGTTTACGGCACAAATAAGTACGTTCATAAAAAAGTACCAGGAGGGGAAACGAGGGCATTAGTCCTCGTTTTCTTTTTTCATATTAGTTCTTATTTTACGCACATAGTCTCTGATTACCTGCTGCGAGCTAGGACTTAGCTCCTTATAGGACTTAATCATAGATAATATTATGTCATATAGTTCATCTTTTTCGGGACCTAAAAGATCATATACGAGGGCGGCCGTTTCGTCCTCTTCTGGAATTTTTAAAAACATATCTCCGGTTCCAGTTCTCAGCCATTCCTCACTAACATTGAATTTTTTGCATATTAACCGATATATCGGTTCTTTTTGGTCTGGCCGCTTTAGGCGATTATTTTCTATATTGTTAATTACGTCTCCGCTTACCCCGAGCTTTTCTCCGAATGCCCGGCGGGATAAATCCAGTGATTTTCTGACATGCTGTATTCTCTCGTGTATTTCCATCTCATCACCTCCGTTTCTTACTATAGTATATCATTTTGGGTTTGGTTAGTCAACCAAGAAATGAAAAATATATTCGAAATATTGGTTGACAAACCAAAAATATGATGCTATATTTAGTTCACCAACCAATGAACGGAGGTGAAATAATGGTAGACAACACAATTATCCAAGATTCCGGGAAAGACAAAATGCTTGCCGATATGGTAAAAACGTTATCCGAAATGGATATGCCTAGTCTGGTCCTTATCCAAAATGGAATAGACCTGCTCAGGGCAAAGGAGCGGTTAGAAGCCCAGACTCCTAAGGCTGGATAGACCAGGCGTGGCACATTGAAAACCGAGAGGGGATTATGACGGTGGGAGGCAAAGCCAATGAAATGGACAAAAAAAGATACGATAGAAACTATCGTATCGATCATTGTAAGCTCGGTAACTGCGGCAGTGACTATTTGGGTAATGCGCTGACGAGAAGAGAAGTTATGAAAGCAACTATGACAGGCACAGCAACTGATTTAATCAAAAATGCCACAAATGATTCCAGTGAAAAATGCATTGGATGAAGCCCCTTATATGTGAGGCGTAGCAATTTATCATCTATGGAGAAATACCGATCGGGTAATTTTTCCACATATCCTTTACTTTGCAGATTCTCTAACAGACCTAGTATTTGATGTGAGAGTTTTGAACAGGTAATTTTCCCGTCATACTCGAATAAGACAAACGATTGATCATTTTCGTCATAGAAGAAAATCTTTTCGGAACGCTCAGTCAGTTTATAAAGCAGTCTAAGTACCTGTAGTTGCTGAATAGTCATGTACTCAATTTCCTCCCTTTTGCACTCTGTGCTGCGATGTCTATACGTACAGTATAGGCCAAGGGAAAGGAAAAGGCAACAAGTACAACCTGTAAGTCATACATTTTACAGAAAGGGGTGGTTGTATGAAAGTAAGGGAGTATAAGATCGGCGAATCTACCATTGAAATTCACGACGACTACATTGTGAAAACAGAGGAGGAACGCCAGGAAATTTTAAGCCGCGTCGGGAAACTGTATTCTGATTACCTGTCCACAACGGGAGAGGAACCGCAAACCGCCTGATGGCGGTTATGGCGGACAAGCTTAGGAAGGTGGTGATCCCAGTGCATAAGCGAGACATACCCGGCCCGATCCACTACATGCCCCAACGGACGCGGCGGCCGTGGCGGATCATACGGCAAGTGGTCGTGGTAGCAACGGCGGTGATGTGGGGCATAGCGTTTTTCCTGGCCGGTTTGGCCGTAGGATTGTACATGTTATAATTCCCGGCCCCCAGGGATAAGGGGAGAAGGAGATCATAATGAAACGAGAAGATGTTGAGAAGTTGTTGGGCTGGGCGAGAGAGGCCCAGAAGGTTTTTGAGGAATCCGGCGAGACCGATTTTGAAGAGCTGCGCCGCCGGGAACAGCGTGAAATCTATGATCGGTTTGCGGAATCGGGATTTGACGTTCACGATGGTTCTATCGACAAGTATACCGGGTATAAGAAAGTAGAGATTGGAGATTTGACCGCTCGTTTTTATTTCCACGACGAATCTAATTACCCGTTTGACATGCTTCTTTTTATTGGCGAGGATTGCGTGCCTGTGCAGGAATTCGTACAGCACCTGGAATCCCTTTTGTTCGGCCAGACAACCATCGTTAATCTCACACCGCACGAGATCACGGTGTACGACGCTGCTGGGGAATCTGTATTGCAGGTGATCCCGTCATCCGGTATGGCCCGGGCTGCGCAGACAAGGGTACCGCTGGACGAAATCAATGGTATTCCGGTAAGCAAGACGGGATATGGAGCCGTAGAGGGGTTGCCGGATCAGCGGGACGGAGTAATCTACATCGTATCGGTTTTGACCGCACAGGCCGCGCCGGATCGCAAGGATCTGTATATCGTGGACGAGCTGGTAAGGGATGATACGGGCCGGATTTTGGGTTGCAAGGCCCTGGCGCAGATTTAGGGGGCGCGGGATAAAAAGAACCCCAGACGGGTGGAGCCGTCCGGGATTCAGGCACTTAATAATATTCACACCCTTAGTATAAGGGAGAAGGGCAGGAAAAGCAATGGTGAAAGTAACGATTGAATGTGATGGAACAGAACCCATAGTGCTTACCGGCGAATACGCATGGGGCACTGTAAGCACGAAAGTGGATGACGGTATTGCGTCGAATGCGTATTTACTCGGTAAAACGAGCGTGAACATGCTGGCGGCTGATATGGCCGGGTCACTTTCCAGAATCGCCAGCTGTGCAACGGATAGCAAGTTGGAGAAGGTTGCATTTTTGGTAGAATTAATGGCGGACGTTATGTCTGATGTTTCCGGCAACACCAAAGAGGAGGCTGTGGAAAATGCTAACTAAAAAGGAAGTTTCCGCTTTCCTGGACCGGATGGAGGAGCAGGCTTTTAAAACGGTGAAGGAATCATACGCAGACGCGGTAAAAGCTGAAGAACAGAGAATTTTTGAACTTACGAAAGCTCCGGAGATTGTGGAAGGAATGCAGCAGTTGATGGACGAACTGGTCAAGCGTAATGAGAATTTGAACGAGGAACTGAAACGTAGCTCTGGTATGAAGTATTGCGATGATGCGTATCACGGCATGAATTATTACCTGTCGCGAATACAGAGTATTTCGGATGTGGTACTGGAGTGCGTTATGTTCGAGTCTAAGAAGCTGGGCCGTTTGAGATCGGATTACTCTGAGACTCGCCGCAAAATCACAGCTAACTATGCCGCTATCCGGGCGGAGCTGAAAAACAAGTCCAAGGCAGCCCAGTGTGTGGAATACCTCCGGGAAGTCGGGTTTAATGTCTCGGAACTGGAAAAGCCGAAGTGTACAGAATTGGCGGTTGCGTTGGACAAGCGTTACCTGTTCATTGGAATTAAGGAGGAAAATAGATGATTACGATTGAATTTAAAAACTATGACGACATGGTGGCTTTCGCCAGGACGCTTGTTCGCGATCTGGGGGAGTATGAGGCATTGAAAGAGCTGGTGTCCTGCCCCGGGAAATACCGGACTATGCTGGAGGGGAAGCCCGTACAGGTAGCGACGATGGCTCAGCCGCAGGCTACTCCTGCCCCGCAGGTATCCCAGGTCCAGCCGCAGCAGGCTACTCCTGCACCGCAGGTAATGGCTGCCCCGCCGCAGGCCCAGACTCCGCCTGTGCAGGCTATGACCCAGTCCGCGCCGGTAACTCAGGTCCAGACTTCTACGCCCAGTTACACCCTGGACGACATTTCCCGGGCGGCAACGACACTGATGGACGCCGGCCGGCAGGGAGAACTTATTGAGTTGCTGAGACAGTTTGGAATTGCTACGCTGCCGGATCTGCCGAAGGAGCAGTACGGGGCGTTTGCAACGGCGCTGCGCGGAATGGGGGCACAGATCTAATGGGGCATAGCGAGAGAGCACACGCGCTGTTAAGCGCGTCAGGGGCGAGTCGCTGGATGGCCTGCACACCCAGCGCCCGCCTGGAAGAACAGTTCCCGGACACCACCTCGGAGTCTGCCAGGGAAGGAACCCTGGCCCACGAGCTGGCGGAACTGAAACTGCGAAACTACTTCTTTTCCGTGGATTTTGGGAAACGGAAGTTGACCACAGCCGTCAACAAGCTGAAAAAGGCAGAGCTGTGGAATGATGAGATGATGGGCTACACGGACGAATATCTGGACTACGTCAAGGCCGTGGCCCTCAAATTCAAAAGTCAGCCCTACGTGGCAATCGAGAAGCAGGTGGATCTCAGGGCTTACGTCCCGGAGGGGTTTGGGACGGCGGACTGTATCCTGGTCGGCGGAGGAGTGTTGCACGTAATCGATTTTAAGTATGGCAAGAGTCCCAACGGCCGGGTATCCGCCGAGCGCAATCCGCAAATGATGTTATACGCCCTCGGAGCCTACGAGGCGTACAAGATTTTGTACAACGTGTCCGAGGTTCGGCTGTCCATCGTGCAGCCCCGGCTCCCGGACGGAATTTCGGAGTGGTCCTGTTCGCTGGATGTGCTGCTGGGATTTGGGGAGACGGTTAAGGAGCGCGCGGAACTGGCAATCAAGGGGGAAGGAGAATTTGCCCCCGGCGAAAAGACGTGTCAGTTCTGCCGGGCAAAAGGAATGTGCAGGGCGCGGGCGGATGAGAACGTCAAACTGGCATTTTCCCCGGATATCGGGAAGAAGCCGCCACTACTCAGCAACGAAGAAATGGGGGATTACCTGATCCGCGGGGCTGATGTGGCGAAATGGCTGGCCGACCTCCAAAAATGCGCCTTGGCGGAGTGTTTGGCCGGAAACGATGTGCCCGGCTGGAAGGCCGTGGAGGGCCGTGGGTCGCGTGATTGGACTGATTTGGATGAAGCCTTTGCGGCATTGGAGGCTGCCGGAATTAGTACAGCAATCTTATGGGAGCGAAAACCTGTGACACCGGCCGGGCTGGAGAAGGCTCTGGGGAAGAAAGAGTACACAGCCCATGCGGCAAATTATGAAGTTAAGAAACCGGGAAAACCCGCGTTGGTCAAGGAATCTGACAAGCGCGAGGCGATCACAAACAAAGTAAGCGCCGCGGAGGCGTTCAAGGAGGAATAATCATGAATGAGTTAACGAATGTAACCACCGGAAAAGTAAGACTGTCCTATGTGCACCTGTACAAGCCCTACGCAGCTATGCCGGGGCAGGAGGAAAAGTACAGTGTCACCGTGCTGGTACCCAAGACTGACACCGACACAATGAACCGGATCAACGCCGCTGTCGAGGCTGCCAAGCAGCGAGGAATCACCGACAAGTGGGGAGGGGTATGCCCGCCTATGGTTCCGACACCGATCTATGACGGTGATGGTACGCGGCCATCCGATGGTATGCCCTACGGCCCGGAATGCAAGGGGCATTGGGTATTCACAGCCAGCGCCAAGGCGGATTACCCGCCGGAGGTTGTGGACAAAATGGGGAATCCGATCATCAACCAGTCCGAGGTGTACAGTGGGATCTACGGCCGCGTAAACGTGTCCTTCTACCCCTATGCGTTTGGCGGCAAGAAGGGGATCGGTTGCGGCCTGGGACCGGTCCAGAAGCTGGAGGACGGTGAACCGCTGGCGAGCAGCGCCCCCACTGCGGCGCAGGCGTTTGGGGCCCCGGCAACTCCGCAGTATGGCGCGCCCATTCCGGGCACTCCGGGGGCCACAGGATACGCTCCGCAGCCGTCCTATGCACCCCAGCCGCAGCAGTACGCGCAGCCCGCGCCGTGGAGTGCAGCTCCCGCGCCGGAACCGAACTATGGACAGATCAACCCGATTACTGGTATGCCGTATTGATCAGGAGGGGCCGCAAGGCCCCTTCCAATAACAGGAGGAGAACATGGCAAAACATCATCTAAGTATTGATATAGAGACACGCAGCAGCGTGGATATTTCCAAGGCCGGGGCGTATCGATACGCCCAGTCCCCCGACTTTGAGATCCTTCTTTTCGCCTACCAGTGGGACGATGGTCCGGTGGAGGTCATAGACCTTACAGCAGATGAATCATTTCCACCAGAGATATGGGAAGAGGCCCTGAGGGACCCCGATGTAATTAAGCACGCCTACAACGCGGCATTCGAATGGTATTGCCTTAACCGGGCCGGATATGCAACGCCGCTGGATCAATGGCGCTGCACCATGGCGCATGGGCTGTATTGCGGCTATACGGCCGGCCTGGACGCAACAGGCAAAGCGATTGGCCTGCCGCAGGACAAGCAAAAGCTGGCGGTCGGCAAGGCGCTGATCCGGTATTTCTGCGTACCCTGCAAGCCTACAAAGAGCAACGGGGGACGGACCTGGAACCAGCCGCGGCACGACCCGGACAAATGGACACTGTTCAAGGAATATTGCCGGCAGGACGTTGTGACAGAACACGAAATCCTGCGACGCTTGAACTTTTTCCCAATGCCGGAGGATGAAGAGCGACTTTGGCAGCTTGACGTCGCCATGAATGCCTACGGCGTCCGGGTGGACACTAAGCTGATTGCGGGGGCATTGTACGTCGATGAGGTCAGCACGGAAAAGTTGACGGCGGAGGCCGTGGAGCTGACGGGCCTGGATAACCCTAACAGCGGCGCCCAGCTCGTTCCCTGGATTAATGCGCATAACAAGGAGCACCCGGACGATCCAGACCTCCTCGCGGATCTGCGCAAGGAGACAGTCGAGGAGGCGCTAAAGGATCGGGACAACCTGCCGGAGGACGTGGCACGTATGTTGGAGATCCGGCAGCAGCTTGGAAAGACATCGGTCAAGAAGTACGTCGCCATGGACGTGGCGCGCGGTGAAGGGGACCGGGTGCGGGGACTGACCCAGTATTACGGTGCCAACCGGACCGGGCGGTGGGCGGGGAGGCTGGTGCAATTACAGAACCTTCCCAGGAACTACCTTAAAACCCTGGATTACGCCCGGGAGCTGGTCAAAGCAAAAAACTACGACGGCCTGCGGATACTGTACGGCAATGTGCCGGATACGCTCTCACAGCTTATCAGGACAGCGTTCATCCCTTCTGAGGGCCACAAGTTTGTGGTGGCCGACTTCTCAGCCATTGAGGCCCGCGCGATCGCGTGGCTGGCTGGTGAACAGTGGGTCAACGAGGTTTTTGCGACTCATGGGAAAATCTATGAGGCCACGGCGGCCCAGATGTTTGGTGTTCCAGTAGAGCGGATCACCAAGGGCAACCCGGAGTATTCCCTGCGGCAAAAGGGAAAGGTTGCCACGCTGGCCCTGGGATATCAAGGCAGCACGGCGGCACTGATCGCCATGGGCGCATTGAAAATGGGCCTGACGGAGGACGAGCTGCCGGACATCGTGACCCGCTGGCGCAACGCCAACAAGCGGATATGCGGCCTATGGTACGCCGTAGAGAACACTGCGCTGCGGGTTATGCAGACGGCGCAGCCGCAGGGACTTAATGGCCTGATATTCGCCCTGGAGGGTGATCTGATCTATGGACAATCGTTTCTTACGGTCCGGCTGCCGAGCGGCCGCAAGCTGTACTATCCCAAGCCCTTCCTTCAGGAAAACCGCTTCGGGAAACAGGCGATCCACTACTACGCCGTAGGGCAGCAGACGCGCAAATGGGAGATTGATAGCACCTACGGCGGGAAAATGACCGAGAACATCGTGCAGGCCATTGCCCGGGATTGTCTGGCCGTGACGCTGCGCAGGATCGCACAGAAGGGCCTACAGACGGTTTTCCACGTACACGACGAAGTTATTATCGACGCGCCGATGGAGACGACTGTGGACGAAATATGTGACCTGATGGCCGAACCCATACCCTGGGCGCCGGGGTTGATCTTAAAAGGCGCGGGATTTGAAAGCAGTTATTACATGAAGGACTAGGAGGGGGCAGCATTGGAATATAACCGAAAACTACAGATTAGCACAGCCGGCAGCCGTAAGGCGTTACTCTGGCCGGCGAGCGAGATCATGTGGTCCGAGTTTGTGGACCGGCTGAAAACCCCCATCCGAAGCACGGAGACACTGGACCAGTACCTTGCCATGTCAAAGCCGCAGCAAGACGAACTGAAGGACGTGGGCGGGTACGTGGGCGGAACCCTTTCGGGGAACCGTCGGAAGGGCAGCCGCGTGGAAGGGCGGGACCTGCTGGCACTGGACATGGACAACATTCCCGCCGGCAGGACGGTAGATGTCCTGAAACGTGTGGACGGCCTTGGCTGCGCCGCGGTGGTGTACAGCACCAGGAAACACGCAGAATACGCGCCGCGCCTGCGGGTGATCGTACCGGTGGACCGAACGGCCACAGCGGATGAGTATGAGCCCGCGGCCCGGAAACTGGCGGCGTTAATTGGGATTGAGTATTGCGACCCAACAACGTTTGAGGCTAACCGGTTGATGTACTGGCCCAACTGCTGCGCTGATGGCGTGTATATCTGTGAGGTGTACGATAAGCCGTTTTGCAGCCTGGACGGCCTGCTGAATATGTACGCTGATTGGCGGGATGTCACGACATGGCCCCAGGCACCAGACGAGGCAGCGATTGAGAAGCGCCGGCTGGCAAAACAGGAGGACCCCACAACCAAAAAGGGAATCATCGGGGCCTTCTGCCGGACATACACCGTCACCGAAGCCATGGAGAAGTTCATCCCCAGAATGTATGATCCAACGGCCAAAGCCGGGCGCTACAGCTACACCGGCGGGGAAACGACCGGCGGCGCCATCGTATACGACGGGGACCTATTCCTCTACTCCCATCACTCCCATGACCCTTGCTGTAACCAACTGGTCAATGCATTCGATTTGATCCGGCTGCACATGTACGGGGATCTGGATAACGAGGCCAAGGAGGGAACGCCTGTCAACAAGCTGCCGTCATACGTGGCAATGTCCAAGCTGGCGGCCGCCGATAAGCCGGTGGCCGACCGGATCGCCCGTGAGAAGTTTGAGGCGGCACAGCAGGCGTTTGCGGCGCCGGAAGCCCAGGAACCCGCTGGGAATGATCTGACATGGTTGTCTCAGTTGTCCGTGGATGGCAACGGGAATTACAAGAAAACCGTCAACAACGTGATTCTGATACTCGAGAACGATCCGTTATTGAGAGACAAGATCGTGACGGATGAGTTCGCCAACAGAGGTTTGGTCATGGGGGCGGTGCCGTGGAACCAGGAGGATGTCCGGCGGCAGTGGACGGACACGGATGATTCAGGATTCTACTGGTACATCGAAACGTATTACAACATCGCGGTGCGGGACAAGCTGTCGGACGCCCTGGCAATCGTGGGCGGCCGGCGGGTGATCAATGAGGTTAAGCAGTATTTGCAGGG